GAAAATCCTGTACGTTCACTAGTCATTCTAGCAAACTGATTTTGCTTTGTCAACAGAAAAGGCACCCCGAAAACGGAGTGCCCCACAATGACAGCTGCAAATCACAACAACTGCCCAGCTATGATACTACTTTTCAAGCGACTGCTCAAGCCGGTGATTGATTTCGCCAGTTACACTGCGGCCGTTCTCTGCCGCTAGCACAACCAGCCGCTCATACACCTCTTGCCTGATCCGCACGTTGTAGACTGGCGTCGGTGCATCCACCTGTGTTTTAGTGATAGTACCATTTTGCTTGGTGATACGATTTATCTTTGGCATTCCTGCCCCCTTTCTGTTTAGAGCACCCTAGAGCCAAGCGAGGCTTTAGTTTTATATTAGTTGTAAATCATTCTCTATCTGGTAGGCGATTGCCTCTTGGTCTAACACCTCTTTTAATTCGCTGAGCGTGTTCATCACCTTTTGACGTTCGTCTGATAGATAGAGTACTGCCGTTTCCTCTGCCTCACCTCGCCAGTATCCAACGACTGGATAGTCGAGAGTGAAGGCTTCGTGATTAGCGTTTACGATTGATATTATCTTGTCGACCTCAAGTTTTTTAGTCTTATTGTCACTGCCGATAAAAGCTTTGATTGTGATTTGTCCTATCATTGTGTGCTCCTGATTGTTAATGTGCCTCGCTTGACTGTCTTAATTATAGCAAACATGCATGCATAATGCAAGCATTTTGCATGCATTTTATGGACTTTTTTAGATATTTTTCATCACCCCTACTAAACCTGTGGAAAACTCACTAAATATTACACAGTATAGTCCTACCACGAAGTCTTGCGCCAGACTTTCGCGATTGTTCAACAGATGAAAAGAATACTGGCAAAAAATGGATCGATGGTCGCCCGATTTTTCGTAAGGTTGTGCGTGGTGTAGTCAATATGACTGGTGGGAACAACACCTCAAGCCTACCTCATGGTATTGCTGGTTTGACTGACGCTTGGGAGTTGATTTCATGGTCTGGAAATATGAGATTGTCTGGCGTATTATCAAGCAATCCTATAAAACAGGCACTGCCATATATTGAGGGTACGCACCAAGCTGGTATTACCTCCATTGATAAAACGAATATTACTATTTCTGGTAGTTATGCTTGGGGCAATTCGGAAGTGAGTGTTACTATGGAGTATGTTAAATAAGCTTACTAACTGGCTGGTTTATCTGTAAACCAGCATTCAGTGCCATACCATTCGTTATGCCCACTATTGGCTACGCAATCCATTCTACCATCAGGAGAAAATCTAATTATCGCAGTGCCGCTCAATTTTCCTGAATTACGAGCAGTTAGCTTTAGATTAACCCAGCCAAAAAAAGATGCTGGACAAAATTTATCAGGCATTCTTTCGGATAGACTAGCTAAATTTGTGGGCAGGGCCGTTGTGCCGCCAACGGTCAAAAACACCAGCTGGCCCACTCTAACTACGCTGGCTTTTAAGCCGTAACCGATATTAACCATCTCTTTTATAGTATTTTGTTCAGTGAGTAGTGCCATATGTCGTGGTAGGACTATATCATCAGATAAATTTGTGCCGTCAGCCAGCCCGTTTGCAAACGTTGCTAAGGCATTTATGTTTGCAACCAGCTGGTTTTGCTCAGCAGCCGTCAATATATCAAGCGGCACAAAATCAATATTTGGGTGCGGTAACGTTAATATTGCCATTACTCACTACCTCCGTAGTATTCATCAATATATTCAAAATTAGACATGGTAGACGTCATGATAACTTTCTGAGCAAAGCCAGTATCTATCTTTTCAGCTACTGAATCAAGGAATTGCTCAATAGCTTCAGCGGCATCAGAAAACGTCATAATAAATAAGCAAAACTTGATAGCATGCTCATCGTCAGGCTCGCCGATTGTGTAATTTTTCGCATACCGAAACATCGGCTTGTCAGAGGTTTTGCCAATGCCGTTCTCGTAGTAGAACCGTCCTGCCGGCGACGCTCTAACAGATAGCTCGTCAAGAGTTTTTGGTTGCCAAATCGCCACGCGATTTATGTAAAGTCTATCCATGTTATGGATTATGAGCGCTGGCGGTGTGGCAATAGTATAGTCCTACCACGACATAAGATTACGGTTAAATTAGATAGTAGCAATTATTACAACAGCGGCAGCAACCGTGCTCGTCTTAAATCTATAGTTAAGCAATATGGTAATATAACCGCTGATATTGAAAATAACGAATTTGTTATTGGTAAAGGCGTTTCAGAGGTGGAGTTGTTTGCGACCATCATGGCTGAAGGGTTGTCTACTTACCTATATTTAATATCTCAAATCAAAAAGAATAATTCGCAAAACTATACACAAATTGCGCAGTCCCTCAATGCACCTCAGGGTGGCTATGCTGGCGCTTCACTATTCTCTTCAATTCCCGTTGAAGAGGGCGACCACATATCTATCTTGCACGACTGCACGGGTACAATCCGCGGTCAATATTCGATAATCACACTAAAGGCTGGGTAGCTAAAAACCGCCTCCGAGCTTTCAAGGCGGTTTTAACTCAACTATAAAGCAATCCTTTATAGTTCACCTTTTTAGCGCTGGCGGCGTCTTGCCGCGCGGTTCCTTGAGTAGTGCGCCCGTTTTCGGATCATGCCAGCGGCTCAAGCCTGGGACGCTGTGTGCGTCAACCAGGCATTGCAGGCAGTCATTGTATGTCGAGCCTGGCGTCATCTGCGGCGTGGATTTGCCAACATGTAGCGTTACACAGCCGCAAGCCTTGCACTCTCGAAAGTATAAGCTTGATTTGGTGATGGTTATTTTCTGTATGTTCATGGGTTGATCCTTTGTCCTGGATAAATCAATCCGCGATTAGCAATCCCATTTCGCTCAGCCAGCCGCTGCGTATAGCCAGAATTACCGAACAGACCGCCTGTACCGTTATACCAGCCGTTCCGCAAAGCAATATGTCCGAGCGTATCACCACGACGCACGACGTAAACACCAGTACTTCGCTGAACGTAGCCTGTCGAAGCCGGCGCGCTGATTCGCGGTGCTTGCGTTGCTACGCGTGAGTTGACGGCCGCCTGTACTTCGGCTGGATTGTAACCAGCGGCTTGCAACCGTGCTACGCGGTCAGCACCGCTGCCGTACACGCCTTTTAATACATCAGCCACCACTTGGTCATTCACTGTTTTTGAGCTGGCTGCTGGAGCGGCTGGCGCGCTAGCAGTGCCGTTCCAAATGTTTGGCCGGTAATAGCCAATGATTGAGTTGCGGTATCCGCCAAGATCCATCAAATTAAACGCATTACCAACATAGATATTGCCTGAGCCTTGGTTTTGTCCGAAGAACTTACCTTGGTAGTACATAGCGACGTGTCCGTACTGTCCGCCGCCAAAGATTGCCCAGTCGCCATCTTTCATGCCAGCTTGCCCGCCGTGCCATGTAAAGCCTAACGCTTGAATTTCGCCAACTTGATTTGCGTATCCACTCGCTCCACCTGTACGGGTAGCAACGACGCGTCCACTCAAGCTAAACATAAACTGCTTAAAGCCTGCCACACACTGCAAGCCGTAGCCCTCGTTAAAACCCCTACCGTTCATGGCGTTCACAAACGCCGCAGGACTAGATAGGTCGGTCTTGTAGTAAACGCCAGAACCCATCTGCGCTAACTCTTTGTCGGGTGCTTCACAGCCCGAGCCGGAATCCTGCGGCACGTCCAAACCAAGCATACCAGCGATAGCATCGTCGCGCTTTTTCGCTAACTCGCACAAAGCCTTTTCTTGCGCCTTAGAATACTTAGCTTTCGAACCGTCCAGCGTAATGCTGCCGTCCTCAGCTTGCTTGCCAGCAAGCAAGAACGCCGCCGACAGCACCGCCACCACCAGTAGCAATACGACAGCCAAATGCGCCGACGCATAGTTCAGTACCTTGCCCGCCAGCTTTGATATCGCGTTCTTCAACTTCATGATTATTTCTCCTCAGCCTTTTTACGGTCTTGGTTGTTTTTCTGGTTAGTCACGCCCAAAAAGTAGACGTTAATGCCGCCAGCGAACAGTAGTGCTGTACTGGTCAGCTGCTTTGCAATCGCCTGAAAACCCCAGGTATCGCCCAGACCTTGCACAATAAACGCTGCAAAGGACAGCAAACCTACTGCTATAGATAGTTGGCGTGTAGTTGATGGTTTTAATTTCATTTTAGACCTCCTTGGTCGTTATTATTACTTCGAAAAATCAGATAAAGAACAAGAGCGGTTGTTATGATAGACAGCAACAACGGTATCATCGCTTCGCCTCCAAATGCTGTATATCCTCTTTCAACGTCGTCACCGTTTGGCTTTGTTTAACCATCACGCCCGTCAGATACACGGCGAACGCCACCAGTGCCACTGCAAATATTTTTGCCAGGCCGCTGGTGACAAGCCGCCAAAAGTTCAGCAGACTCTCCACATCACTACGCGGCAGGTATTTCTGCTCTATCTCATCCGTGAGCTCTTTTCTATGCTGCCCAAGCTCAGCTCGCGAAATGTTATCGCTTAATATATTCTCTATTCGCTCAAGTGCTGCTGTATGCCTGTCAACGCCATCTTTGATGTACTCGACCTTGGCTTGCAATGCGCCGAATTCTTTTGCTGATACGTCTGTGTTGCTCATCTCGCCATTCATTATGATTTTCGCTGGTGTGGCAGTTAAACTGGCAGCTCAGATAATACGCACTTAAAATCAACGTATGACGCAGGCGGTGCGCCAGCGCTTGTCCCTCCGCCAAACACCAGCACATGCACCTCAGCCTCATATGTTGACGGGCTTGCTCGGTATACGTAACCATACAGCGACACCGAACCAACAGCATCGCCGCCATCATGTAATATACTGGTCGTGCCAGAGTCCCATGCTGTCGCTCTGTCGGTTTTAGCTATCACGTCGGAGATATACGCTCCGGGCGGCACGCTTATGCTTGCCTTGAAAGATTGATGGCTATAAACTGGCGAATTTGGCAGATTTATGCGAGCAGACACTGCTTGCTGCTGGAAGCTTGCGTCATAATCAGAGTTTTTAATAAACTTGCTAACCCTTGCCATCGTAGCCATCCTTAAGAATAAAGTAATAGAATCCATTATCTGTTGCGCCGTTTGGCGTCTGTACAATCAGTTGCTGCTCTGTAATTTTCGTTTTATTGACGGATAATGAACCATATTGTCCCTTTTCAAACACCCAGCAAATCGGCAAATAGCCAAGGTTGTGGTTTACTGTGCCGCCGCCAACTGGCAGCTCGCCAGACGCGAACAGTTTATTATACCGCTTGTCTGAATTAAATTTGTATGCACCGAGTGTATCGAACTCGGCAATGTTGCCAGTATAGTTTGGCGGTGCGATAAGTATACCCTTAATGTAGAACGTCACCGATTTATCAATACTGCTTCCTCTAAAAAACAGGTCTGAATCACGGCTCAAATAGGTGTCTAACGAAATATCTGGACTATTCCCGAACCCACCTCTTGAAAATGCGTCGAGGTCGTTTGCCCACGAAAAATTAGGGTCGGTGCTCCAAATGCCGCGAATGAGCGGCTTGAACGGCAAGTTGTGCGATATTCTAGCTTCCCCTACATAAATTCCCCATCCCTGATCAGCGGTAGTCATTTGAGCACTGAATGTCTTGGCGATGTAGATTTCCGGATAATCAGAATTAAATATCACCTGCTCAGCTCCTGAATTATGTCAATGCCCGGGTCGCTAATTGCCTCGATGATGTGCCCGTCTTTCGGGTGCGAGCCAATCAAAATACGCCGCGTGCCGTCAGTCTCGCTGTAGATGAATCCTTGCGAGTTTATCCGCGTCAGTATCACGCCGTTTTTGCGTATCAACAGCTCGCCAGTACCTTGATTGATAGAAATATCGCCGTTGTTTGTGCTAATGACTTTGTTTCCTTGAAACTCCACATTTTTCACGATTGCCATAATAAAGCTCCTAACCCAGCACGTCTGTGCTGTCTAATTTAGATTTGTCTAATATAAATGGGCTGTATACTTTCTGCCGGCGCGCCTTGATTGTCGTCTCCAGCAGTCCGCTACTCATTTTCATACTGATTGCCGTGACGAGGTACGTCCCCGGATATTTATAATCAACCTCGACGATATCACCCAACTGCAAACTCGGATCGCCTTTCAAATTAACCTCAATATTCGGCGAATACTCGCTTTGCTTGCTTAAAATATCGGTCGCTAGCAAGTCGCAGTTACGGTACGAGCCAAAGAAATTATTATCAGAAATATTCAGCAGCATATCGCCGTATTTTTCACGGCTGTCGCTATCGTACGCCTCGTAGTCGATAGTATCGACAACCTTGGCTGGCTCGCCCCACAATTCAATCGCGTCGATACTCAGCGCGCCAGTGTTTGTGTTAATGAATGTTACTTTGTACGAATCCTGAAACAGCTCGCCAGTCGCCGTTACGTTGATAGGCACTGGTATGCCGCTCAAGTTGCGAGCCGTAAACCATGATGATGTTTTCACGCCATTAAAGATTAGATTATCAGCGCGCCATGCCGGGTCGCTTAACGACAGCCAAACCTCTAGCCGCCCTTTTGCTGGCACACGCCACTTATCCTCGTCAGCGCTGTTTTTCCAGCCGTTTTCATTTTCGTTAGAAAATATTGGCTGCAACTTCTGAACGGCGCGAACCTCAGATTTTATCTTAACGTGGTTAACAATTCCACCCGCACGGCTCGGCTTAATGCTGATGATATTTGAATCGTTTAATATCATCACCGGCTGTTTACCAACCACGCCAGAGCGTGTTGTAAAACGTACTATGCCCTGCTCGTCTAGCCACAACGCACCATTCTCAGCCTGCACTAATTTGCGCAAGGCGTCGCCGGCTTTCTCGCCTTTGTTAAATATCACGAACGGGATTTTATTCTGACCGATAGACAGCTTATACTGATCAGGCGTCATACCATATTGTTGCAATATCACGGCAATCACCTTATCAGTGGTTACATCGCGCAGCTTGATGGCTGAGCGCAGCTCTGCTTCGGCAATCTCGCTCAAAAAGTCCATGGCAGTCCAGCGAACTTGCAACGTGTCGTCACTGTATGATGGCATTGATTGCGTCATGCCGACGAACACTGGCAACTTATCCTCAGACTTAAAACCCATATACAGGCGCAACGGCCGGCGTGGCAGCATATATTTAGCGACAGGCGACGGTGCATTATTGTCGTTTGAATAGCTCAAATATCCATCATAATTATTCAGCGTAATATCAGCGACGCTTGATTGTACGTTGTATGGAAACTCGACGCTTCGTTCAAATCCCATATCAATCACTCGGTCGGTAATGTCGGCATACTCATAAGCGTCCCACACCTGTGTCGGATTATTGTCTTGCGTCGCCAGCAAATCAGCGCCGTTTAATTTCGATTGATTGAGCGTAAACCACTGCAAGTCGGTGCGCCGCTTTTTCGTAAATGACAGACTGGCTTTCCAGTCCAACGGGATAACCTCGCCGCGCGCTAGCTGGTGAAATCTGTCGGTCGTAACCTGCATAATCCTAACCTCCCATCTGCCGCGTTTCGCGCAAAGTTATCTTTACGCCTTGCACCATGCCGCAGTTGCTAATGGTATTTTTGTCGCCAATCGACATCTGCACCGGCATGTTTTCCACAGCCAGGTTTGGTCCAGTTACAGTCATAAGCGGGTACTTGTAGTTAGTGAATTGCCGGTCGTAGAATCCGCGCAATCTCTTATATTCATCAGCCGACATGTACGCCCACTGGTGTTCCCAAATTCGCTTGTAAAAGCCAAAATACGTGCTCACATTGCCGTCAGCTGTCTCAATTGTCTTTATGCCGCCGTCAACAATCTTTTCGGTAAACGGTACTTCCAGCAAATCATACACCACCGAATCTTGAGCGTCGGTTAGCTTCAAAATAAGGCTCATATTACACCTCCAGCGCCCATTCTCGAGCGATTTATGACTTCTAATTGGTCGGCAATCTGCTGCGCAACCTTGCGCTGCTCAGCCGGGCTTGTGGCGAACACGCCGCTGATATTGATGGTGATATTCTGCCCAGCGCTGCCGCCAATTTTATCAACCAAGCTCGCCATTTTGCTTTCTGGTACGACCCACTCGTCCTCGCCACCATCGCCAGCGCGAATAATGCGCCCGCCTGGTTCGACGATACCACCAGTGTACATGCGCGGAATATGCACGCGCCCCAGCCTGCCAATATTAACGCCTGGAATCTTATTGATAGCGCCGATCGCGCCGTTGATTAGGTCGATCGGGCCGTTAATGAAGCCCTCGATAAAACCAAGCACACCGTTGATAGCGTTCTTGAACACCTGTCCGACAGCCCGTCCGAAGTTGCCAGCAAAGCTACTAAACAGTCCGGCCAGCCTATTCCATAGATTGCCTATCAGATTGCCGAATGCGCCAAATAACGCGCCGATGATTTGCGGCACGGCTTTCACGAGTGCTAAAAACAGCTGGATTGACGCCTTAATCAGCATTTTAATGTTTGTCGGGTCGGTCAGGAACGTAACCAGATTATTTATCAGCGTCGGCATAACCTGAACCAGCGCCTCCATAATTTGCGGCCATGCCTGCACGATTGCTAGGAATAATTGAATCGCGCCATTGAGCAGCAGCGTCAGCGTCTCTGGCTTTGTCAGCTCTTGCACGATTGTTAACACCAAATTCGCGACAGCAATCAGGATTTGCGGCAAAAGCTGCACCAGCGCCTGTATCAGCGTTGGCAACACTTGAACTAATGCGTCAAATATCGTTTGAATCAACTGCGGCAACATCGCCACAAGCTGTAGGGTTAGTTGTACGGCTGCTGATAATATGCTCGGAAATAGCTCATTAAATAATATCGGGATTTGCTCGATAAGTAGCGGCGTTAGCTCTTCAACCAGCATAACGATACCGCCCAGTGCCTTTCTGAATGTCGGTATGACATTTTTGCCAAATGTGCCAATTGATTTGACAAAATCATCAATTAGCTTGTCAAAATCCAAATCTTCGTTGCTGATGCCGGCAACCAGGTTGTCCCACGCCGATTTCATCGTCGTAAAGCTGCCACTGATGGTCTCGCTGGCTTCCTTGGCGGTCGTGCCAGTAATACCCATGCGTTCCTGCGTTTTATGGATACCCTCAATCAGCTTATCGAACGGAATATCCTTGACATTCTCTGCCGTGGCCTTGAATGAATCGCCCATCACGCCGCTGTCATTAATAAGGCGCGCCATCTCGCTCTGCGTACCGCCGTAGCCAAGCTTCAGGTTGTCGAGCATAGTATAGTTGTCTTTTGCGAAGCCCTGGTAGGCATCCTGAATCATCGACATGCTTGTGCCCATCTTGTTGGCGTTGTCAGCCATGTCAGTAACCGCCATGTCGGCATATTTGGCGGCCGCCTCAGTATTACCGCCAAGTCCTTGCAACAGCGACGCCGAGAAGCTGGTTACTGTGTCCATATACTGATTCGCCGACAGTCCAGCTGTCTTGTAGGCGTTGTTGGCGTACTCCAGCACCGTATCGCTTGACTGCTTGAACAGCGTCTCTACGCCACCGGCTAACTGCTCATAATCTGCGTATCCCTTAACTGCTGCCGTCGCCAATCCAGCAACAGCAGTACCAGCCGCAGCCAATCCAACTGCTGCTGCTTTTCCGATAGCAGCAAAACCACCGCCGACCTTACCGCCGGACGAATTGACCTTTTTCTCGGCCCTATCCAAGCCCTTGTCAAGGTCATCAGTGTTGACATCGACGATATAGCTAATCTTGCCAACGGTGGTATTGCCGCCCATCGCCATGACTACGGTTCACTCCTCTTAGCGAAAGGCTTGATGCCTTTTTTGAACGAATCGTTCGGGTGTTTTGAGAAGACACTGCCAGTGCTGATTTGACCGGCGCGAGCCTGCTCGACCAGCTTTGCATACCAGACTTTGCGAGCGCCCTCCAGCAAGGCGTTAGCCTCTGCTAGCGTAATTTCGTCATTACGAATCGCCCTGATGCCCTCCCAGCCGAAATAATAGCCAAACTCGGCAACAATATAGACTTCGTTTGAAATACGGTTATCAAACTTGTCAGAACGCTCCATGCGCCGCTTAAAGCGAGCCAGCGCCTTGCTCTTGTCTTCTTCAGACATCAAATCCAGCAGGTTAATCATCGGATTCCTCCTCAGCTTCATCGCCAGAACCGAACGCTCGAGCATTTAGTTTTTGTAGTCCGGCTGTACCGTATTTTTCCAGTAGTTCTTTTGTAAATCTCTGATCATCAGTGCCGTCGTCAAATAGTTTCATCCAACTACGCGCTAATGATTCTTGCGTGTCATTCATCTCGACCATCAATCTATCTAACTCATCGACCATTGCCAACGTTTCTTTGGTATCGCCGCCTTTAGTCTTTTTTGCCGCCTCAAATCGACTTTTTAGATTGAAAGCCTTTTTTGATATCGTGCTCATTTTTGTGGTTTTCCGCTGAACATCCAGCTGTGTACCCGCGCCTAATTTGCGGACGGTATAGACGTGTCCGTCGATTTTTGCCTTAACCTCGCGGATTAATCCCTTGGTTGATATTTCAATTTCGCTCATGCGACATCCTTTCATTTATGTTCTAAGCCAGATTATGGTTACCTCTGGTGTGGCAATAAAAACACCCCGGTTTTCCCAGGGTGTTTCATGATTTGCCGTTTGAATCACGGCGATGCCGGCTTTGCTTTCCACTTCAGCTCAGAAGCGTCCCAGTACTGCGGCGTCTTCGGGTCTGGATAACCGAGCAGCAGGTAGCCGTCAGTTGTCGGCTGCATCTGAACCGTCAGCTCAATCTGCGCAGCGTCGCTGGTTGACAGCGTCGGATTGAACTTCCGTTCAATTAGCCCAGCGTAAACGTGAAAGTCGTCTTTAGCGTCCTTGCCGGCACAGAGCTGATGAATATGGATCGGCTGCGGCGTACTGCCCTTGCAATTCCCGCCGCCGAAAATCATCGGGTCAGTGTCAGCTACGTCAAACGCCTTTTTCACGTAGTCAAGCGATGGCAAGAATAACGTAAATGTTATTTCTGCGTCAGACGCTTTGCCGGATGGTTGTTTGCGCGTTCCTGCCTGCGTTTCAGCTTCAAGCGTACCCTCGCCATAGTTCACGGTGATATCGCCTAGCAGTTCTGCTGGGAACAGCACTTTGCCGACAGTCATTTCCCACTTTCCAGCGAGTAACTTTTCAGTGTTCATGGTGTTTCCTCCATTTAGTTAGTAATAAATCGTTCCAGTGGCTGAATAGATAACAATACCGTTATCGTCCTCTCCCACGCTGGTTATCGTGGACACTGGCATAATTGCCACGTTCCGATAGCCTTTGTCGGTCGCCGGTGGAACTGCCGGCAGTCCGCATACTCCATACGAGTTATTGAGAAAATCGACAATCTTGCTCAGCCGCTTATAGCCGTCAACGTCGTCGGTTCCGCGGCTATACAGCTCGTAGCTCTGTGCGCGACGTTCGCCCCTCAACTGCTGGTTGCCTACATTCGCGATATAGACACCCTTGCGGCCAAGAGCTAGCTTCTGAAAAAACAAGTCTTTGTCAATTTTGCCAAACCCGTTATCTTCCAAATATTTCAGTAATGATAAGGTGATCATCGCGTACCTTTCATCCAATTTTTAATGCCCTCTTTAGCCACGCTATCGCCTGCTTTTTTGAGATAGTTCGTGGTCTGCGGGTTTTTTGAGTTTTCAAAGTGCCGCCGCCGTGCATACGGTACTCGGCCATCGCCAAACGTCACCTGAACGGCTGTATCGACAGTTTCAACTCGTCCATCGCTACGAAGCGCGCCAGTGAGTTTTGGCGCTATCATGGTAGCCCGTCCGAGAATGGCGTCGCCCATCGCTCGCTTAGCATTTTTAATGTTTTCTTTTTGCACTGTCTTGAACGCCTGCACGCCGCCATTAACTTTGCTGATTTTAACTTTAACTGCCATATTCAGCCCTCTCTAACGTCAGCGTGTAGTGCTCGACAGCGCCAGTGTCGAAGTTTTTGCCCTCAGTAACACCGACTATCGTGTAAAACTTACCGCCGCACTCGATGCCGTCACCAACAATCTCGCCGTTGGTGTCTATGTCCTCGGGGTGCACATGTAGCGTAGCACTCGATTCGTGCGTCTCCTGATTCTGGCTGCTAACCATGCCAGATTTCAGTTTGAACACTCCAGAGTGTGCGATTCGCTCAGCGATTGTGTTGCCCTGCACAACACCCCGATTAATCTTCAGGTAGTTGTACGTCACTTCAGTAAACACATCAAACACGGTCATCGAGATTCAGTCCTCCGCTGTTTACCGGCATTACTTTGCCGTGGCGGATACCGCCGCACGCTCTGTATTTGGCGATGATGCCGGCGTTCAGCCTCATCAATTCCTTGGTCGGGTTATAACCCTCCCGATAAGTAATCGAAAAGTCTTCAACACGCTTTGATGATATGCCGCCCTGTGCTTTCGCCTCATCGGTAATATTGCCGAAGAATCGTGCCCATACCAACGCCAAATCGTTTGGCAGCGGATCGATATCATCGAGCTCGCGGCATAGCAGCCCCTCAAGTCGTGTCTTCGCAATATCCAGATATAACTTGAAGTTGTCTTTTTCAATAGGAGAAAGGGAGCGGCCGAGTAATGCCGCTACCTTGTCTTCATCAAGTTTTGCCATCTCAATCGCTCCCCTCTCCTAAAGTTAGGCTTCCATCGCAACTGCGAATGTTTTGTAACCTTGTGCCGAGCCGCCGATGTAGCGTTCAGTCAACATCACGTCTTGGTTGTAATCGAGGTCAAAGTCAGTGCGCACTGTCGCATTGTTCTCGCCCATAGTCACATAGGCTTGGTCAACGTAGGCGATAGCTTTCACTTTGCCGCTATTAAAGCTATTCAGCTCTGGCAGCTCGTAAACAGCCTTGACTTCAAACAACTCTTCTAACTTGACCTTGGCAAACATGATGTTACCGTTTGAATCTTTCATCAAGCGGATTTTACGGCGGAAGCCCTCTGGAACAATCAAGATTTTGCCTTGGTTGTTTTTATCTTTAATAGATTCAACCACCTCAACGCCGATTTCGTATTCTGTCTTGCTTGCCGCATCAATCTTGGTAACGACTTTGCTACCATAGCCGCTCGCGTCGCCTGCATCAGCTACGACTGGATACAAACCGCGAGTACCCTCGAGGGTTGCATCTTTGCCAGTACCGGCAGTCAACAGCGCGCCAACGACGATAGCATTTGCTACGCGATCAGCTAGCTCTTCAACACGGAACTTCAATAACTCGCCAGTTGAATCATCAAAGATATCCTGCAAATCGATATCAAGCCGCTTGTAGATAGCTTTGCCTTTGATATCGCGGCGAAGACTTTTGAGTGTCTGCTCTTTCTTTTTCTCACCTTTCTGGTGTCCGAGCGCCGTGTCGTCAGTGCCCATTGCATACAGGCTGCCGCCTCGAGCGCCAACATGGCGGAACGTGCCGAGGATTCCCGGATTGTCAATCCACGCCTTGAAAAAGATGCTCTCGATTTCAGCTGGCAGGATTGCGTCGCCGGTGATACCCTTGCTCTTCAGGTGCGCGCCCCACTCGCTCATAATCTGCTCAGTGCTGCCGCGGTGGTTTTTCTTAATGATGTCCCTGAAAGCAAGCAACGCTGCTTTTGACTTCAGGTAGCCGTCAGTCGCTCGCGGTGCTTGAACAGGCTGCGCCGCTTTTTTAACGACGCTGTCAGTTGCAATTGATTTGTTCATTGCATTGTCTCCCTCTTCGGTTGTTTGGTTAGTAGTGTCACCGTCAGTCTCTTCACCGGTTGGCGTGCTGTCGCCCTCCTCCGAGTTTTGCGTTTCCGCTGGCGCCTCTGGCTGCTCAGGCGCTTCGTTTTCAGTTGTTTCGACAGGTGTACTGTCTGTATTGTCTACATTTTCAGCTGGCTGCTCGTTGTGGTCGATACCATCACCGGTAGCTGTACCGAAAGTGTCATTCTGCTTTGATTTAGCTTCAGGCATTTTCTTGTCTCCTACAATGGATTTAATGGCAATAATCCGCGCGTCTTTGTTGCTGCCGCGGTAAACCAGCGACACCTCGATAACCTCAGCATTGCTGATAGTTTCCGCTTCAAAATTAAAATCGTAGTCAATCATCGTAATGCTAAATGCATTGGATAAATGACCCTCGTCAATCAGCGTCAACATATCCTGTGCGATTTCTCGGCTGCTAATGCCAGCCTCAAAAACCAGCTCGCCGTTGCTAAAATAAGCGCGCCGAACAGAGCCGATCACGTCGCGAACGTCGCCAGAATGGTTTAACATTAGCGGGATGTCGATAATCTCGCTGATACCCTCTTCTGGAATCGCCCCAACGATAATCTCGCCACCGCCCTTGAGAGGCAGCCGCAAGCTAGCAACATTGACCTGCTCGTAGTGTCTATCGACACTAGCCGAACTCGCCACAAAGACAATACGCCGCTCGCCGTCAATTTCTTTCGACTTGATGGCGCTGCTGAACGAAACAATCTTTGATTTAGCTTGTTTTACCATAATCTTCCTTTAAGCTTTGATATTTCTTGCCGACAGCGCTCATTTGAGCATTGCTTTCGTCAAGCCTGATTATGATAGGGTGTGGTGTGGCAGGCGAAATTATGATATAATGCACACATTATGAAAATGCACGCACCCAGCTTCGTTTTAGGCGCAGCTACATCGAGATTTGTTAGAAAATACTGGTATATCGGTGTCTTCTACGTATTGTTTTACTACATGTTTATTGCCTTTTTCTGGGTAATGTATCAAACGTATTACTGGCTGTTTTACCGTCTTATTTTCTGCGGCATCAGGTCGCTAATCGGCAAAAAAGCCGCTACTTCCGATTAGTCGTCTTTGGCGGTACTTCCGGCGCAGTAAACTTGTGCCGGATTTCTTTTTGCGAAGAATTCGGCGTCACCACCTTGATGTTCAGTTTTGCCTTGCATTTGCTGTTTGTACAAATCAAACCCTCGATGATAGTTGTGCCTTTAGCATCCATCAAATAACGGCCGCAATATTTACAGGTTATCTTCATGACGCCACCTCGTACTGAATATAGCAGCCGCAGTTTGGATGCATATTGGCAGAGTCAATGTCGGCAAAGTCGTTCAGAAACGTGCCGCCATCAGCGCCCTCTAGCTTGTCTCCTCTCACGAGGAATGAATTGGTCACGAGTTCCTTTTTTCCATTCATGGCTTGGCAAAATTCGCAGCCGGCGCCGTTTGTATGCCAGACTTTATAGATTTTTGCACCGGTTTCGTGCATAAGCTGTTGCATAGCGTTAACGCTCGATTGGCCAACGCACCGATGTTCTTCAGTGCGAGCCATCCGCTGCACCCGCCACTCGTCAGTGTTCATAATATCGCGCAGACTTCGTGCCAGCGTTTCTTTGTCCCAACCCTCATATTGTCCACGAGCCAGCACGCTGCGGATACTTGCGGCGGTATCATCGCTGTATGAGCGCGCGACGTTTGTCAGATAAACTAGATATTGCGCTTTAGTCAACTCATTGACGACGAATCGTGACGTATTATTGATAGCGATGCCGTTTGCTTCCAGCAACGCCAGCCCCTGCTCGTAGCTAATCTGCCCTTTCGATAACATGTAGGCTGTCAACACTGCCATAATTTCAGCAACCATTGACGTTATGTCAGATTCCTCAGTGTCGCCAGCACCCTTGCTGGCTTCGCCCTCAATAGCGGCGTCAATCTGCTTCTGCATGTACTTGCGCACAACTTCAGCTACATCATCAACCACGCTCTGATCTTCAGGATTGGCAGATTTATGTTTGTGTTCGCATTGGTGAGATTTTGTCGGCAACGCTGCTTTCTCGCTCGGATTATCGATTGAATCTGGCGCGCTGTCAACTTCGCCGCCATCGTCAACCTCTGGCTTATCATTGTTTATTACTGGCGCTGTTGGCTTCGCCTCCATCCTCAGTAGCTTATATGAGTTGCTTAGCTGAAATGCGTCAACTACACTGTCGATTGAAAAGCCGGCGGCTATCATGTCGCGAATGATACCACCCTCAATATTTCGCGTTTCAGCGCGCACCTTGTCCTCATCTGCTAGATTTGGAATGTCTATCTTGTAGGTGATTGCGTAGCCTAGCCCGCCAGTGATGCGGTTAAGCTCAAATGTGAATCTCGTCCAGATTTTCAATGCTAGCGGGTCAACCGTATATGTCAAGAATACTCGCTCCGCAACTGCTACCGACGCGTAGTTTGAGTTCTGTAAAAAGCCCTTAATTTCATCAGGAACGCCGTAGGCACTGTCGAGCTTTTTATTCGCTTGATTAAACAGTGACTCCAGGTTCATATCTTTATTTGACTGCGCGAACGGAATCCACTGAATCTGTGCCTCTACTGGCAAGCCGGTCTCATCGCTGATTGGTCGATGAGTATAGATAACGTTATTGTTTCTGCCGCTGCCGCGATGCCGGCGCTCCATCTCGTCAACTTGCTTATTAAAATCATCAATGGTTGCCGCTGTAATGACAAATTGCCCCGCTGGCACTGCCCCATTCTCAAATAGCCCCGCCTCATAGGCAGCAATGTAGTCGTCAAGGTTTGCCCATTTATTAGCAGCAACACTCGGCGAATAACCGCGGCTCAAATTATACGGATCAAAGCCGGAATAGATTTCGATAACTTCGGTCTCGTCGTACGTAGCGCCAGCTGTCAGGTATTTCTTAACACCATTAGACACAACCTCAGACACGCCCTCCAAAAACGTAAAGCCGGCAATGTTATCAGCCGTAGCACCCTTGCCAATAACGGCCTCGCCATTTTCGTAGTGCCAAACGGCCAAATACACCTTGCGATGCACCAACGTCATCACCATTAAAGCTTCGCGAAAATCGACAGCACTCATCTGCTGGTTCGGTCGATAAATAGCGTTCAGTGCACTCACATTTTCGACAGGCTTACCGTTGCCGTCAATCGCAAACGGGCGTATTGTCATGAACGCGTTGGCAATTTTGGTGATATTCGGATAGGCGTTGTCGTAGGTCTTGCCTTTATAAAAACTCAAGGCTGTCGGTATACTGCTGCCGCTGCCAAGATAACGACGTCCGTCTCTCGCTACGTAAGATTTCTTTCGCGCTCCTAGCTTGAGCATTTTGCGAACATTATTAAACATACTACAGATTATGTTTATAAGCGGTGTGGCATAGCGACAGTATTATCTAATGCCAGCGTACTGCACCTTTTTTGGCTTTGGTGGCGTGTAATAGCATAATATAGTAGCGTCGGCTTCGTCTGGCGAGCGATAGCCACGTTTCTTGTACTCATCTTTGCTTTCGACCTGCCGACGACCTTGCTTATCCATCTTCCATTCACGGTTTGATAACTCAGTCAACAAATCTTTGTTTTCGCTCAATTCAATTTCGTCGATAATCGATTGCAAATAAAACCAGGCTTCGCTGATCATGTTCGGATAGCGATTTTTATCTCGAGCCGCTGCCCCAAAGTTAATTGGCATGATATTATAACCACGCTCTTTCATCTGGTCGGTAACGCCGCCGCCAACGCCAGTGTCATCAATCTTTATTAAGACGCTCTTATCGAAATCAACAAACGCCTCTAGCAGGTCGCAGACTTCGTTGGTTCGCTTTTTCGTATACGACGCCCTACGGGTCTCTCTCATGCCTTTGCGCTTTACGAAGACAGTACGGTCGTTACCAAGGCGTGCTACGTCGACGCCCACTTCAATAGCCCCCTCATCGTCTACTTTACGTCCCATCGCTGCCATCACCCGTGCCGCCGAGATGATGTTGCGTTCTGTTTGATTGATGGCTTTGCCGAGGTAGTCGTGTGCGTAGTCCTCGGGATGATTCAATCGAGCCATCTCGATTTCGTATTTTATTTCGTCGCTGAGCCAACCATTTTTTAATGCAATACGATAATCCAACTCCAAATGCAGCACGTCTCGGCGCGGCGGGTCAGTAATGAAGTATGAAATGACAGGGTCAATATCAGTAATGCGGTTTAGTGTCCAGATAATTCTTGAGCCAGGCTTGCGGATTGTTGGTGTTAAAATACGTATCGACTTCGAGGTGATAGTTTGTGCTTCGTCAATCCACGCCAAATCCACGCCCTCAAGCGATTTAATAGTCGTCTCCACATTTCTGTCTAGCCCTTTGAAAAGAAACTCCGAGCCAGTCGCCGTATTATAGATAGAGTCTTTAGTCCATGTAAAATCAGAAAAGCCGTATTTGTCAATTAAATCAAGCAACAGCTGATATGACGAATCGCTGATGTTTTTTTGGAATTGTCGCAAACAGGCGGTGCGCATTTTACGGCGGCGTGCTTCCAGCAGACAGTACCGAGCTACCGTGTGCGACTTCAGCGAATAGCGGCCGCCCTCAATGACAGCATGACGCCACCACGAATCAAACAGCGGCGCGTACTCAATCGGTAGCTGAACCTTTGTTTTTGGTGCTTCCATCGGCAAACTCCACCAGTGCAATCGGTGCAACGCTTCTACCATCGCTCGTTATATCGGTCTTCTCAGAAAACTCGGCAGTGGTCTTCGCGATAAACTTCGCCGTGTCCTGCGCAATCTTCTCGTCAGCCGAATCAAGCGACTTGTTAAGCACCCGTTTGGCTTTCTCGACCATATTCTTTTTGTCTGTCGATTTTCCGACAATTTCATAGACAATATTTTTGAGCCATGGCAAGTCAAAATTGGTAGTAATGGTTCTGGCATACGATTCGCTGTAGCCAGCTGCCAATGCACTTTGCAAAGCATTGTCGTAAGTCGGTGAAGACGGCAAATAATAGCGAAGTGCAAAATCAATCTGCTTTGCACTGTACCGCTCCAACGGTCGCCTTTTATCAAACTTTCTCGCCCTGGTTTTCTTTTTCATAATCTCATGATGTCATTTGGTGGTGTGGCGCGGCAATCAATGCACGTTGCGCGCCCTGCCCCACTCCGGCACCGTTCTAATTTTTGCATTGGTTAAGTCTGGCATTTTCCGTGCGCTACTCACGTTGATGTTGTATAGGTTAGCTAAATGATTTATGTAGCTCAGACTAATATTTCGATGATCAGTCAAGGCACGACGAAAAGGCTTCCAATTATCAGAATAGAAGCCCCTCTGTCGTACAAACCAACGCTCGTAGCAATTTATGCCGTATTTGTGCTTAACATAAATAGTGGTAGGGTTGACGCACACAATCGTCAACCCATTTACCTCTCTTACCACTGTTGTATCGTATTTTTTTGCCATATCACCCTCCATTTTTTATCTCTCTACCTCAGTAGCATAAACCTCTCAATCGTTTGACTATTGCTGCCTCTCGACCTTGACGTTGTCAATACACTGCCAAGGCGACGATACCATCGTAAACACTTTACTGCTCGTAACAACCACCTTGATATTCTTGTCTCTCGCGGCTTCATTTACCAATTTGATGTATGGCGAATTTGACGGCAGACAGAACTTGCTGGCATTTTCTTTTGTTACTACAGTGTTTTCTGACGCGCGGATACTGAAATATGTGTTACCGCCCAATACGCTATCGTTTTGGTTGTTGTAAACGATTCCCGAAACTACACTTTCAGAAGCCTCCCATCGTACTAACGACGCGCAGTAGATAGCAGCGGCAAGCACCACGATAGGCAAAGCTATGGTTAGTGTGTTTTCTAAAAACTCTCCTATTTTAGACATCTTGATCTCCTATTTAGTTATTAATTTGATAAACTCAATGGCCTCATCACAACCCTTGCAAACAACGGTCTGGATGCCAGCCTCGTTGAGCGTTTTAATCCACTTCTTTTGATTTTCTGATGTTACACCTCCTTTCTTTCGTTTCATTTCGATGAACACCAGGCGGCCTGTATACGTATTGGTAGGCACATTGTCGCCATATACATGCCAGACATCCGGCACAATTACAGCCAAATCAGGCACACCAGAACTCACGCCAAGCTTTTTGTTTTTCGCTTTCTGGTTCCACGACTTGGTGTAGGTTTCATTTGGCACGCGAAAATGTGGATAACCTTTCAGCCGCAGCCACTGCACAAATGCTTCTTGCTCTTGATCCTCGGTTGGATTATCTATATTTGCGAGGTTAGGCATTGCTACTTCCTCCGCCAACTACCTTGAAACACTCACTCGGCTTCCTCAAAAAGCGTTCGGTGTTCTCGCCATCTTTCATTTCAACCAGCACCTTGGTAACTTTTCGGGTTTTGAATATTACGAAGAGTCCATCGAGTAGGCGCGTAGTATGTTGCTCCTCGGTTAGTCCGCCAGCAACAACAACGCCAAGCCCATATCTGTCGGGATTACTTTTTCTTTCGTCTCGATAGGCGAAATACACTTTGTCACCGATAGTAAGCCCGTCGTAAGACTGCCGAAATACCGACTCTTTAAGTTCGATCTTGCCCATTACTTCCTCCTCTTTTTAGATTCATTAAGCCACTCTCGATACTCGATCTCATCTTCGATTGCTGGCACGATTAGGACTGTTAGTATTACGATTGCGAAAAGCACTGCGATTATTATGGTCATGACTTTTTCTCCTCCAGCAACTCAGGGTTTTCGTGGATATTGCCGACGACCTCAATTTTCGAAAAACTGATAGATATATCATTTAGTGATTCTGAAGTGTCCTTGATTGGGTTGTACAGCTCAAAGCCACAATTTTTGAAAACCACGACGCCATATTGCCACTCAAAAACTTCGCGCTGATAGTTGGCGTTGCGATATTTTGCGATATCGCCCTCGCGGATTTTATTTTTAACGATATCAATAGCGCCAGTTTCCTGTTCTACTACATATTTTTCAGGATTATTCAAAATTTCGGCAAAGCTTTTAATTAGTTTGCCATCACAAATTTTTTGAATATCATAAACATACTGCTTTGATTCAACTAGCCAGCAGCGAAAACGCTTTATCGAGCGCTTATCCATTTTTGTCATTTCCTACCTTTCTTGCGGCGCGCTTTAATCATAGCGCGAGTAAGTTTTCTTTTAGTGTGCGGTTTTTTGGCAGACGGATACGTCATCGGCTTGCCGTCGCAGTGAGAACCTCGGCAAAACTCATCGCTTATATTCCGTACTGGTTTACCGCATATTTGACATGCTGGCCACATATATTGACATCTCCTTTCTCTCTATGCAAAATTAGTGGTTTAGTTGACATTACCGCTTCCAATCATGAGATGCCCATCTTCCAAAAATCTATGATATAAACTCTTACCTGAGCTAGTGACTGTGTAGGGCAAAAATACTTGCGTTGTCGTTACCATCTTCGTTTCTATGATAGCCACTTGAGCGTCTACCCAATCTTTAGTAATGCGCCAGGCTGTACGACGTGCTTGTTCTTCAAGGCGACTTTTTGGTACAGCGCGCTGGCGCTCTAACACTTGAGCAACTGGCCGCCAGTCGGTCGGTAGGCTAAATGCCAATTGTTGACCATTGAGCTCCAATTGAAAGCTAAGAGCGACAACATTTCCTGTATCATCATACTCGGTCATAATACGCTTTGCTCCAACATAGGCGAGCTTGCCTTGAATCTCGCTCAGTGTTTTTTCAACAGATATGCTAGTTGTATAATTTTTTAATGCCATTATAATCTTCCTTATCTACACGAAACCGTGTATTTTGGTTTACTTTCAATTTTCAAATTAAAGTAAAATGGTGGTTTAGTTTAATTTCGTTACATCATCCACGTCTCGCCATCGTCATATGGATTAACGCCATTCACAAACCTGCCGCAATTAGGACACATTGAGGCAGCGTCAGGGTAACTTCCAACACGATACGGCTTTAGCGATGCTTGATACGCTTTCCAGTTCCTGCTGTCGCCACGGACAAGCAATATTTTGTCATCGCAACAATCGCGTTTTACCATCCACCTGTCGGTGTCCATATTGTCTGTATGGTCAAAGACCCAATTGCACCATTCGATTTTAGGTATCATATTTATCCCCAATTTTATGCATCGTCAGATTTTATCGGTGCAACGCCAGCCACAATCTCGTTTCCGTCCCATGCATAATCTGGCGAGGACTTTATCAAAATCGGCTCGTCATGCTTGCCAACATGAATGACTACGCCGCCCATCATGCCGTCGCTCTGCTTGAACTGTCGCAATGCCTCGATAAGCAATTTAGGATTAACCACAACCGACTTTACAGGGAACGCCTCTGAACTTTTTTGCTCAACGAACGGGCGTGTCTCTGGAAAACGCAGCTCGGTTTGCTCTTGAAACGGAATCTCGGCCTTGATCGGAAAACTCTCATCGATCGGCACCATTTCACCGTACGGATTTGTGCGAACAATAATTTTGCCGTCATGAACATACGCTCGGTCAAAGTCAGTCTTCATGACTTTATCAGCGGCAACGAGAACGCTCTGCGGGATATTCATTGAGCAGGCTTTCGCACCAGGCTCGGCATCAACTTCGCGGCGGATCAGCTTATAACCGTCTGTAGCGATGAGCGTGGCTTTATATATGCCTTTCTCCTGCTCGACGACCTCCAGCCTGACATTTTCCAGAACCTTATTCTGCGGCGTTGGCTTCTGCGCCATTTTATATACAGCGATCTGCTGTTTGGTTAGCGAAACGATACTACTCACTTCTCCCACCAAAATCCTTTCTGCTCAGCCTCAGCCTCAGACGGCTTGTTGCCGTCTTCCAAACTACCAGCTGGCTTATTATTTATCTTGACCGCGATATCTACGCTCCGAACGCCGTGCTCCAGCAACCATTTCTTGGCTCGCTTAGCATCAGATTCGGTAGCGTAGGTTTTCGCGTGCGGCTTATTCTTGTCGTCGCTCCAGCGAACCGTGAATGTGCAATTCATTAGGGACATTACGTAGCCTCCAGTTTCTTGCGCTTGCGGCGCTGCTTTTTACGAAGTGCTTTTTTAGTCATTTGGCCTCTCGATCGTGCCGCCAAGTAATTCAAGCCGCTCGGTGAATTCTCGTTCAACATCTTTAGCTCGAGGTGTAAGACCGAATGTTTCAAATCCAATACTAAATTCAACTCGCTGTGGCCTAGTTCAGGTATACTCTCGTACCGAAGATTGAATCGTTTATTGTCAATGTCAGCGTTGACCAATCTATACGCCTGCTTGCCAATCCAGACCATATGTGGAATTGTAGATCTTACCATTTGTCAATCTCCAAACCTCTCATACATACAATTTTCGTGCATATCTGGATAGTCTTTTCGCTCTGCGTCAGATTTGATGAGTGCTAAATTGCACATACTACATCTGCCGTACGGTGCGGTTTTTTCAAATTCAGCCAGCTCGTCATCCTGCTTAGGTCTACGCTTGCTGATTCGGCCGCAAATCCGAGCTGCCTCCCGATTGAGCGCAAAGCCTGTTTTATCGCCTCTTGACCTCGATCCGCCCTTTCTGCCAATTTCACGGTAGAAGTTTGGATTTTTTGCGAGAATTGTTGCGGCAGCTTTCCT